TTAAGCTGTGTCTGCCAATACAATTCGCAGGGAAGTCATTTCGTTTAAAGTCACTGTCCCTTATATCTGGGAACAACAAACGAGTTGCTACGATTGTATCGAAAATTTGTGCTTTAGTTTTAAAGCCAAATAATTTCTCTAGTACAGGTATGTCAAACTTAATAATGTTATGACCTGTAATTAAATCTGCTTCACTTAAAAGTTTAATAGCTTCTTCATTAGTGGGTTTTAGAATTTCATTTGTGTCTATATTTTTTAAGACAATACAATGCACTGTAGTACAGTCATCAAGAAATCCATTTGTTTCTATGTCGAAGCAATATCGCATTATAGTTTTACCTTTTGTAATTTAATTATGTTTCTATTTGGAATTGTAGTAACGCCACCTATGTCACCAAGTGTGCCGTCATCATTAAAATTATAATCTGCCGCTAGTCTGTGACAATTATCTTTAGTTGATATTAACCAACCTGTTGTCAAACAGATTGTAGGTTTAGTTGCTTTTGCTTTTTCTGGTGTCAACCATGAGCTGTCCGTATTTATATCCAACCACCATGCCATATAAAAGTCAGCACAATTAGGTATATCAGGTAACTCTACCTTTTTCTTTTTTTTCATTTGTCTCCTAATGTAGTGTTTTTAAATCTACAACTAATCTAAAAGCCGCCATTTCTCCTTGAGCCATGAGTGCCATGATAGCTTGTTCAACTACCATTGCAGACTCTTCTTTAGCTACTTCAATGTTAATCATTTTATCAGGGTTGTTTCTTGCGTCTGCAAGAGCACCCATAACTATTGTAGTCCATTGCAGAGCACGTCTACTAGAAGTCATCTTGTACTTCTTTCTTAACCTCTGATAGACAACCAGTTTCTAAGTCATAGTAAAGACTACATGCTTTACCTGTCTCTCCACTAAATCTATTTTTAAGAATATAAATATCAGCAATATTTTTTTCTGATTTTAAATCACGACTCATAGATATAACTAAATCTGATAACTGAGCTATAGCTTGGCTACCTCTTAAACTACTTAGTGTTACCTGCTTACCGTCTTCAAATCCTTTATCACCTTCAGTCGACCTTCTTAAATGTGATACTAATATTAATCCTATACCTGTCTCTTCAACTAAACTTCTTAGTTTACTTACAGTATAATCAATAAGTTTTCTTTCATCATTTGTTGTTTCATCACCAACAGAAGACAACGCCATGTGTAAATGGTCAAGTACAACAAAGTCTACACCACATGCTTTTGCTAAGTATCTAATTTTAGATATTAGATTGTCACTTGCTGTAGAGCCAAAGTGATTGTATAAATAAAAGCCGCCATTACCAACAGTAGCATTAAAGGTTTCCTGAAGTCTGGTCTCATCTATTCCCTCTCTTGTTAAGTGTAGTGGTTTCTTTAAAGCTACACCCATAATACCAAGAGCCGTTCTTTTAACGCTCTCTTCTAATGCAATGTAACCAACCTTAAAATTTTTGTTTAATAAATCTAATGCTATGTGTCTACAAAATGAACTCTTACCTACACCTGAACCTGCGGCTACAGTAACAAGCTCACCTTTACGAAGACCATGTGTCTTTACATTCATACATTCAAACGGATAGTTTACGCTTATGTATTTGTCTTCAACTTTTACTTCTTCCCATAAGTCTGAACCTAATACAATACCGTCAGGTCTGTATGCTTTGCTTGACCAAATGCAATCAACAAGTTCTTTTACTTTACCTGTTACTAGCATTTCATTTGCGTCCTTCATAGGTAACGTACAAATCTTTGCTTTGTTAGGTGACAATAATTTAGCACACGCTAATGCACCTGCTTTACCTTGTTCATCTTGGTCGAACATAAAGACAACAGACTCAAAGCCTTCAATCCATTCAAGCTCTCGCTGTATATCTTTCTTAGCACCTTGTGCTCCTGATTTTATACTTACTACTGGAAATTTATTTTGATTTATTTTGGATACTGATAGTGCGTCTATCTCGCCTTCAGTTATAATTAACATCTTACCTTTGTCACGCCACAAATGTTGACCGAACAACCCAGACTCTTTGGCGTCACCTATCCATTGAAATGATTTGTCAGGGTGTCGTAATTTTTGAGCAACTAATTGTCTATCTTTATTGTAATAGTTTGCAATCTGTACTGGCTTACCATTGTATTGTCCTGTTTGATAATTAAACTTTTGTAGTGTAGTTGTGTCTAATCCTCTACTATTCAATGGTGTAATCTCACCCTGAACAAAGTCAGAGTTTGTTGGTACAAATTCATTAGTTGTCAAAGCATGTCCTCTCGTTGTTGTGCCGCATGAAAAACAATAGGCGTGTCCGTCATCATAAACAGAATTTGCGTCTGACGAACCGCAGTTTTCACAGGGCGAATGATATAAAAATTGACTTTCCATAATCTCTCTAAATTTTTTTGCTGAAATATTTGCATATAAAAACCCCACCAGTATTTCTACTGGCAGGGTACAAACAAACTATCTCAACAACTCCTTTATGTTGAAGTGTGGAGACAGGACGTCAGCCACATCTCTGTGACCCACGATAACCGCTTTCTTGTACTCCTTTTTTAAATCAGATACAAGCTCTTTTAAAGCTATGTATTGTTTTAAAGTGTAGTTACAATCAGGCTTGTTATTCGTGTCTTTCCCACCAACAAGACAAATGCCTATAGAGTTGGTGTTTGAAACTTTATCGCTATTCTCTATGTGAGCTCCTGCTATCTTTATATCTCTTCCGTCTTGTATATCACCTTCTCTGGTAATTACTTTATGAAAGCGACAGGATAACCAACCGTCTTTACGGTCTCTTGCTTTAATATCTTCTACGTCTAAATTTTCGGAAGGTTGAGTATCGGAAGCATGTACTATAATATATTTTGTTTCTTCTCTTTCATTACTCATTGTAACCATTCCTTCGGTATATGTTTATCAGCCCATTTAAAACCATACTTATCAGCCCACATGCCATAAGTAGTTTTAGACTTCTTACTTATTCTTGATTTTGAATTACTAAATATAAATCGAATGTCTTTGTCAGGGTGTTGTTCTTTAATTAGTTTCATCTTCTGTCTATCAGCAGAAGTAAACATGCCCTTAGTTTCAATATATATTTTTTGTTTAGGTAAATAGAAATCTGGCGTGTAAGTATGTGTCTTTGTAGGTTTAACATATTTTAATTTAGTTTCTTCAAACTCATACTGCACACGCAGACCCCTTAGCTCATCAGCTATCTGTTCTTCAAGACCAGACCGAAATCCATGTGCTAAACCAACTTGTTTAGAAGTCAGTTTCTTGTTTCTCAGTCTCTTCTTGTACCACATCTGCCGACTCCTCGTGTTCATAGCCGTCTTTGACATCATCAAAGCCATAGCCTTTTGCATTACCACTTCCACCTTCTACAAGTTTAGTGATTTGCACTGCTCTAAGTCTCAGTGATACACCTGCACCTGCAATGGCAGTGTAGTATTTAATTAGTTCAGCAGATACTTTCATTTCTGAACCTGACCATACGTTTACGTCAGTCATAGGTTTACCTTTGCTATCAAAGATAGCTACCTTGTTAGGTATAACCTTACCGTCCTTCGAAATGATTTGAGCTTTCGTTTTAAACTTAAAGATAACATTGCCAGTTTCCTGACCGTCATCATCTGTTTCCATTTCATAAGGTGTGTTTCCTTCTTTTACCTTCTTGCCTTTAGCCTTCTCTTTAGCAAGAGTAAGACTTTCTTTCATCTCATCATCAATGGTTTTCATCAATGACTTAGCTTCGTCAGCAGGGATAATCAAATTAGTTTTGAAATGTCCGTCACTGTCAAAGCGTGTATCAGGTGTAGTAAGCCAAGCATATTGACTAACTCCTACAGGTGATACAATCTTTACATTATTGTTCTTCGCCATTATCGTTCTCCTCTATTGGTCTTTCAATTATCCAACCTTTTTCGATTGCCGCAACTGCCGTATCTAAAGGGCATGGGTAATCAAATTGTTGGTAGTGTTTTTCATTGTCGTCCATATTGTTATCCTTTACTGTCTATTATGGGTACTTTATTGTTTAAGCGAAAAAGAAATCGCAATCTCTTAAACGCTCAATATCTAAATTACCCTTCTCAGGTACTTCAGGTAACTTTGAACGCAACGCTTCTGGTAGTTGATGAAAGACGTCATCTCTAAAATCTTTCAAGACATCATGCTTGGTAAAGATTTCTATAAATGCTTCTTTCAAACTAGCACTCAGTGTTTCTACATCAGCCGCAGTAGTTCCGAAGCTGTCATGCACATTGCAGAAGTTTTTAATACCTCTTTCGTATGCTATGTTTACAGTCTTCATCATACATGCTGAGTCTACTGAATGAACAAGGTTAGGTGCAATACCGTTAGACATTCTTAACTTGTCAGTCTTGTCTGTCTCAGTATTAATACGAGGTTTAATAACCTCTCCCATTAACATTGCTTTGACACGCTTACTCTTCATCTCAGGGTAGCTTTGATACACTGGAAAACCTATTGGTGTAATCCAATGAATAGGTAACTGTTCCTTTGATACTAGACGAGCTATGCTTTGTAAGTAATCCATGCCTAGTCTAGCACTTGTAAGATTGTCACCAATGCTATCCCAGATAACACCTGCTAAATAACTTGCAGGTCTAAACACGTCATCTATGAATGGGTGCATTTCACCTTTGTCTTTACGCTTAGTCAAATCTTCAACTACAAAGTCTGTGCATGAGTACCTTGTTGACCCATAACAGATTGTCATAATACTTCTCTTTGTTGTACTACGCTTCACTCCATAGTCTAACCATTTTTGTGCGTATGGTTTGTCTGCCTTTGCGTCCTCTTTTAGTTTCTCTGTAACAGCGTCAGCTACTAATTGATAAATGTCTTGAGGCTCATCAGCAGGTACAACATTAACTAATTTACCTGCGTGTTCATCTCTCAACATCAATGAGTATAACTGCAAACCGTTACACGAACCGTCAATAGACACTGGTATACTAGACTCAAAGCCGTAACCTTGTTCTTTAAATTGTCTCCACTCTTCACAAAATGCTAGAGCTTGAAACGGAGACGAAGCGTCTTCCCATTGTCTATTTGTAAATGGGTCAAGAGCACAATTAATAATCATGTCTTGGTTTTGTTCAACCCACTTAACTCTGTCTTGTAATGACTGTTTGTCTTTACCCCACATGTTTGCACCATGTACGGCTAACCAAAAGTCACCTTTGTTTTCTTTTGTTATTGCCTTACCATAAGAGAATTTAAGTAAAGCCTTAGCTCCACTTATGCTCTGATAGTTTAGAAAAGCAGGGACACAATAAGCACGTCCTCTGAAATCTAATTGCAATGGAAAGTAAATAGTTTTGTATGATTTAAACTTGTCTGCTTCCCACAATATTTTTGCATACAGTAAACGCTTAGAAAACATACGAGCATTTTCTGTGTGTGCAATAACAGCTTTTTTCTTCCACTCTTTTCTTGCTTCTTTGTTTGTATCTATGTCATGCGGCTTGTTAGGTATGTCATGGTTTTCATTTGGCGGCATACCACCTAAAGCTAAACCTTTGTCCCACGCTTCCTGCATAACACCAAGTATATAATGATTAACTTTAAATGCAGAGTTCTGCATAACATTAACAGCATTATAAACTTCAGGCATTTTAAAACTCTCAAGCTCAACTTTAAACTTTTTATTACGCTGTTTAACTAAGTCAAGCTCAGGTAGTTCCTTTGTCCAATAACCGCCACCACTCACGCCAGACCATTGCTTAGGCGGCATGACACAAGGCAGATACTCAGGATTTAATAGTTCATTAAAACTATTCCTGTTTTGTATCCACTCTCTTGTTTTCTGTGTTTGTTTTATAATCTTAGTTTTCTTACGATTGATAGTTTCAGTTCCAATTTCAATTAGACCTGTAGCTTCAATCATCATCTCAACTAATCTAATACCAACATGTAGCTTTTGTGGTGTAGTCCATTCAGTCCACGCAACCTCACCTCGTTTAGCTGTCTCTCTTAGCTTACGTCTTTTGTAGGCATAGTTCCATGACCTCTTGTCTAAATCCATTTTAACTACTTCGTATAGTTCAGGGTTTAGATACTGAAAGTTTTTAAGTTGCTCTTCAGTTTCAATCTTACCACCCAAACTAATACAAGTAGCAGTCAATGGTTTGTACTGGGTGATTGTATTGATTATGTGTTTGGCTGTAATGAGGGCAGATATTTCAGGGTCAACTCCTGATAGGTGCATAAAAGCGACTGGCGGTTGCCCTGCGGTTTTAGATTTCTCCGCACAGTCTTCAAGATAGTCTTTTATCCTTTTGGCTAAGGGTCGTATTGTATTAGCTACCATGACTTTACCGTAGCTAGTCACTGACTCTTCCTCACGCTCAACGTGAGATACTCTTCGTTTATTTGTTCTTTGCTTTCCTAACTCAGCCATGTCTTTTTCGTTCTGGTTCTGGTCAGGGAAAGTAGGCATTATCTCTAATAGTTTAGTCATGTATTAACACTCCTTTAATGTTTGTGGTTAATCTACTATGGGAACTTTATTATATATTGTCTAATACATCAACAGCACCCAACAAATTACTAGGTTTAAAATGGCTATATCTCAACGTAGTATTATAGCTTCTATGACCTAATAACTCTTTTATTATGTGTAACTCAATCTTACCTGACTGAGCTAATCTTGACGCACAAGTATGACGCAAAGCATGGATAACAAATTGCTTGTCCTTCGTTAGTCCCATGTCTTTACGCAACTGCTTCCAAGTATTCTCAGCTTTCCAATAGTCTAAATGTTGAAAAGTTTTAGAACCTAGTTTAGTTGCACGTTCAGTTAATGGTACGCTTCTAGTGTCACCATTTTTTGTACCATACAAAGTAATATAAGTTTTACCGTTTACTGATTGTATGTCCTCTTGTGTATAAGACAAAGCCTCAGACAATCTCATGCCTGTGTCCATTAGAAAAAGATAAAGGCTCAGATATTCTGAGTCCTTTAATAGCTCAATCATTTTAGCCTCTTCCTCTTTTGTTATGTATCTAACTCTGCCCTTTGTTTCTTTATGCCATTCAATATGAGGCATACGCTCCATATTAAAAGTGTCATATCTTTTATGTGCATATTTCAAAAGTTTACTTAACGCCGCTAAATACCTATTGATAGTAGCACCGCTTAGTCCTTTAGCTTTTAATGTTTCATTAACTTTTTCTACATGCTTGTCAGTTACTTTCTTTGGCTCAATGTTACCTACAATGTCAATAACAACTAGAGCTCTTTTTGACTGGCACTTTTCCCAGTCTTGCTTGTCGTATACTTGTTTAAGTTTCATTTTTTACCCTCTTTTATTTCTTTTATTATCTTTTTTAGGTATTTTTTACTTATACCCATTTTTACGCCAACACTAATAGCTTCTTTATGTTTACCTTTACATATTAAATTAATAATATCTTCAGTCCATAAATTAGCTAACATATTTTCTACTGATATAGTTTTCATATTAGTCCTTTGTTTGTTTAGTTAAAAAAAGACAAAGGCGTGATTGTCTGTGTTAATCTCACGCCTTCGTCCCCAGTCTCTACTTAATGTAATGTGAGCTAAAGTACGCACCCATAATAACGTACCGCTTCGTCTTGAACTTAGTGTCTATATCTAAAGCTCTACATTTGAGTAGATTGTTAAGTTGTCTATTAATCGCTGTCGAATTAACGTCAGGATTATTAGCTCTAAGAAAAGCCAATAATGGCTTCTTCTTCAATGTGTTATCCTTTACGGTTTTAAGGATAATCTGTTGAAGCTCTTTACGATTGTCACGCTTTGGCTGTTCCTTGTAGTCATACGGCAAGTCAGACAGCTTATACTTTTCGCATAATGCTTTCCACTTGTCGTCTTGTCTATACAAGAAAGCCATAACTCCGCTTTCCCAGTCAAGATAGCGTCTTCGTATCTCTCTAAACTTTTCAAAGTCAGACTTGCTGACACCTGCGGCGGTGTAATTACATTCGCCTAAGTGCCAATGTCCGTCTAGCTTCTTTGATATGGTCTTATCAAAGTCTAGCTCAGAGTCAGATAAAAAACGCCGTCTAGTCGAAGGCTCTTGCCAGAGTTGATAGCGTGTTTGGTGGTCATTGCTACTCATTAAAGCTGACCTGTGTAGCTATACCAACATTGGTCAGACATTGCACAAGCTACCCAAATCATAGCCCAAAGGCTAAATAAGAAAACACCTGTGCCAATAACTGCTCCAATGAACTTTATTACATCTAACATAGTTATTTGCTCCTTGTTTGTTTGTGTCGCCGTCTAGTCATTATAATGGGAACTTTATTATAAAAAAAGACGCCGTCTAGTACGAGCTCGTGCCGTTGCCACTAGGATTAAAAAACCCTCGAAGAGTGCTCGGCGGCACGTTGTGAGCTCATCAGTCAGGGCTTAACCCTGAGACAAGGCGGAAAGCTCCGCCCTGTTTCGCTCTTGTTAGTCTCTGAAGCCGTTAACTCTTAGCCTCTCAGCGTAACGCTCATTCCTAAACGCTTGAGCCTTCGCCTCGTCTTCGTCCTTCCATTTTTGAAAAAACTTAGCCTTCAGCTCTTGCTCTTGGTGGGCTTCCATTTCAGCGTTAAGGTCAACCAATATATATTCGCCGCTTTTAATCTTTTTTCTAGTCTCGGCGATATTCTCACCTAAAAAAGCGTTCCTATATTTGCCAGTGGTTGTTGAATAGTCCCAGTAGTTTTTGTCTAAAAAGACTTTTCCAACATTGGAAATTTTAGCAATCATAGAATTATAAGATTGAAAAAATCTATTTCCAAAGCTGTCGATTAATTCAAATTGATTAGCTACTGGACGCCCTGAGCTGTTACTCGTCATTTGTATAGTTTTCATAGTTGTTTACTCCTTGTTTGTTTGTTTCTGAATTGCTTTGAGCTCATCAGTTGAGGCGTAACCTCAAGACAGGGCAAAGCCGCCCTGTTTCGCTCTGTGTTAAATCCAAGCGTTTTTGTGTGCTTCGTGTAGCATATCTAATTTTTTTCGCTTGTCATCTTCTTTTTTATAAGCCTTAAAAAATTCCTTTTTGTCTTGCTCGTCTTGGTATTTCTCTCGGCTTTCCTTCTCTTGTAGTTTTTTAATTTTAGGGTGAATAAATCTAGCCATAAAATATAACTCCTTCTTGTTTGTTTGTTTCGCCGTTCTGCGGCTCGTCAGTCAGGGCGACACCCTGAGACAAACAACAAGAACCAACCTACTTTGCTTCCGCAACCGCCTTTGGTCTGAGAGGGCTTCCCTTCGGCTTTAAAAAGCAACTCGGTTCAGATATTGACCAATAAGGTCATAACCGCCGAAGGCTCTTAGTTTTTTTTATGTAGAATTAAAACTAGCAAACAATTAATATTTATCCTTTGTAAACTAATGAATTTTAGAGTCAAGCAAATAATAAATT